GATTGGACTCCAGTTCCTATTATTCCAAAGTTTGTAGACATTGTAGTTAATGGAATGTCTGATAGATTGTTTAAAGTAAAAGCTTACGCACAAGATGCTATTTCACAGGAAAAAAGAAGTAAGTTTCAACAAATGATTCAAGGGCAAATGGATGCTAAAGAAGCGTTAACAATTATACAGGATGGCACAGGCTTCAATCCTTTCACCATGAATCCAGACGATTTACCTGCTAGTGATGAAGAGTTGTCTCTTTATATGAACTTAAATTATAAACCAGCCATAGAGATTGCAGAAGAAGAAGCGATTGATACAATGTTTGCCGAAAATCATTATGATGACATTCGTAAGCGTTTAGATTACGATATGATGGTGACGGGTATGGCTGTAGCAAAACACGAGTTTCTTCAGGGAAGTGGTGTGCAGGTTTCTTATGTAGACCCAGCTAATGTGGTATATAGTTATACTGAAGACCCGCACTTTAAAGATTGTTTTTACTGGGGTGAAATTAAAACTGTTCCTATTGCGGAGCTTATCAAAATTGACCCAACACTTACTACAGATGATTTAGAAAAAATATCAAAATACAGTCAAAGCTGGTATGATTATTTCAACGTTGCTCAGTTTTATGAGAATGATATATTCTATCGTGACACTTGTACATTAATGTATTTTAATTATAAAACCACAAAGAAGATGGTTTATAAGAAAAAAGTTAATGACAATGGTAATATTAAAATGATTGAAAAGGAAGACACTTTCAATCCTCCAGTAGACATGATGGAAGAAAACAATTTCGAGAAAGTAGAAAAAACTATTGATGTGTGGTATGACGGTGTTATGGTGATGGGAACAAACATAGTGTTAAAGTGGGAGCTTGCTAAAAACATGGTAAGACCTAAGTCTTCATCTCAACATGCAATACCTAATTATGTGGCTGTAGCTCCAAGAATGTATAAAGGAGTTATTGAGTCATTAGTAAGAAGAATGATACCTTACGCTGATTTAATTCAGATGACTCATTTAAAACTACAACAGGTTATAGCTAGAACAGTTCCTGATGGGGTATATATAGATGCAGATGGTTTAAACGAAGTTGATTTAGGTACAGGAGCAGCATATAATCCAGAAGATGCATTAAGACTTTATTTCCAAACAGGTTCGGTAATTGGTAGAAGTTATACACAAGAAGGAGATTACAACCAAGGTAAAATTCCTATACAGCAGCTTACAAGTAATTCAGGAGCTTCTAAGACACAAATGCTTATTGCTAACCTAAACCACTACTTAGACATGATACGAGCTGTAACAGGCTTAAATGAAGCGAGAGACGGTACAATTGCTAACTCCGATGCTTTAGTGGGTGTTCAAAAGCTAGCATCATTAAGTTCTAATACCGCTACTCGTCATATATTAGATGGAAGTCTTTACATATATAGAACGTTAGCTGAAGCGCTAACTTACAGGGTAGCGGATATTTTAGAATACGCAGACTTTAAAGATGACTTTATTAATAAAATTGGTAAATACAATGTTAGTATACTTGGAGATATATCTGAGTTATATATATATGACTTTGGAATTTTTATCGAGATGTCGCCAGATGAAGAGCAAAAAGCTATGCTTGAGCAAAATATTCAAATGGCATTATCAAAAGGAGATATAAACCTAGAAGACGCTATTGATATACGTGAGATTAGAAATCTTAAACTTGCAAATCAATTACTTAAAGTAAAGCGTAAAGCCAAGCAAGAGCAAGATCAGCAAATGGAAATGCAAAAGCAGGCGATGATTACGCAGCAACAATTGAAATCTCAAGAACTTGCGGCACAGGTAGCTATGCAAAAAATACAAGCTGAGACACAAGCTAAGATGCAGTACAGGCAAGCAGACGTTGCTTTTGAAATAGAAAAACAAAAAGCGGAAGCTCAATTAAAAGCACAGTTAATGCAGCAAGAGTTTAATTATAACCTGCAATTGCAGGGTATGACTCAAGCTCAATTATCTCAAAGAGAAAGCGACAAAGAGCAAGCAAAGAGCGATAGAATAAGTCAGCAAAATACTGAGCAATCTAAATTAATTACTCAAAGAAAGAATAATTTACCTCCGCAAAACTTTGAATCTAACGAGGATAGTTTAGATGGTTTCGACTTATCTGAATTTGAACCAAGATAATGTGTTTAAATTTTGCGTAACTTTGCATATAAATTAAATCAAATCAAATGGATATTAAAGTAAGAGAAGTAACGGCTGATGAAAAATCAACTCAGCAAATAGAGCAAGAACTCCTTGATAAGCATGAGGAGAAACAACAGTCAGAGACTGAACAGGAATCAATAGAGGTAAAGGCAGTAGAGCCCGAAGCAGAAGTTGAGGTTAAAGAAGATAATACACAGGAAGAAACTCCTGTTGAAGAGGTAGTTGAAGAACAACCTCCACAGCTGGAAGCTCAACCTGAATTAAATGAAGACGAAGTTCTTTCATATATTGGAAAAAGATACGGTAAGGAAATTAATTCTATTGATGAATTAGTTAGCAAGCGTGAGGAAAGCGAACCGCTTCCAGAAGACGTTGCCGCTTACCTAAAGTATAAAAAAGAAACTGGACGTGGGTTTAATGATTTTGCAAAATTGCAAAAAGATTATTCTGATTTAAGTCCAGATGCTTTGCTAAAAGAATATTATTCTATAACAGAAGAAGGTTTAGATTCTGAAGATATAGATCTTCTAATGGAAGATTTTGTTTTTGATGAAGAAATACATGAACCAAACGAGATTAAGAAAATAAAATTAGCAAAGAAAAAAGAAATTGCCAAAGCAAAAAAGTTTCTTAAACAACAGCAAGAGACATACAAACAGCCCCTTGAGTCAAGGGAAAGTTCTGCCAATGCTGATAATAATGAACTGATTGAATATAGGCAATATCTTGAGTCAGCTAAAACTCAAGAGGAGCAAGCAAATCATAAAAGACAATGGTTCGTCAAAAAAAGCGACGAAATATTTAGCACCGAGTTTAAAGGTTTTAAATTCAATGTAGGTGATAATGATGTAGTTTATACTCCAGGCAGTGCTTCTGAACTTAAAAAAGCTCAAGAGACTCCACTTAATTTTGTAAATAAATTTTTGGATTCTAATGGGTATTTAAAAGATGCAGAAGGATACCACCGCTCTTTAGCAATTGCAATGAATCCTGAGAAGTTTGCTCAGTTCTTTTATGAACAAGGCAAATCGCAGGCAACAGATGATGTAATACGTAAAACGAAAAACATAAACATGAGTGAGCGTACTGCACCAGAGGTTACTACAAAATCAGGACTTCAAGTAAAATCAGTTTCACAACCTTCGAGTCGTGGACTAAAAATTAAGAGTATAAAAAGAAGTTAATAATTTAAATAAATAAAAAATAATATTATGGCAGGACAAGTATTAGCAACCCCAGGGTTTGCTTTGACACCGAGTTCAGAAAGAACTCCAACACCGGAAAACTATTTAACTAATGCAGATTTCAATTGGTTGAATCAGTACTTACCAGATACTTACGAAAAAGAATTCGAAAGATATGGTAATAGAACAATCTCCTCATTCCTTAGAATGGTAGGAGCAGAAATGCCTACAAACTCAGACCTTATTAAATGGGCAGAGCAAGGTAGGTTACACACGAAATATACACAAGTAGGTTGTGCCGCTGCGACAGGTGGTAATGACCAAGTTGTATTTCAGGTAAATGATGCGCTAGACCCAGCAGCAGCTCAACAAGTAATCAGAGTAGGACAAACTATTGTAATTGTTCAAAACGATGGTTCTGGAGTTAACAAAGCGGTTGTAAGTGCAGTTAATAATGCCGGTGGTGGTAGAGGACAGTTTACAGCTGACTTTTATGAAGCAGGTGGTTTAGTAACTACAGGTACTGGAGTCGGTAACGCAGACGTTACAGTATTCATTTACGGTTCAGAATTTAGAAAAGGAACAGCAGGAATGGTTGGTTCATTAGAAGCTAATGACTTCATCTTCGACAACAAGCCTATTATCATTAAAGATACTTACACAGTATCTGGTTCTGATATGGCTCAAATTGGTTGGGTTGAAATCACTACTGAAGATGGCGCAACTGGTTACCTATGGTACTTAAAGTCTGAGCACGAAACAAGATTAAGATTCGATGACTATTTAGAAACAG